CAAGATGAAAATCTATTACGAAAGAATGTAAGAGAGGGACACCTTTACTTCTTTGAGTACAAGGCAATGTCAAAGTGGTTGCCATACTATGATAAGTTTCCACTAGTCTATGTTATCAAGCAAGATGGTGAAGGATTCTATGGTGCTAACCTACACTACATCACACCAAAGAAACGTGTAAAGATTATACAAAAATTAGAACGTGGTCTCATTGATATGCCCAAAGCATTGGTGCATAAATACCTTTACAATCATTGTGAGAGTCAATTTTTGGATCTTGCTATCGATGAGTGGGAAACTTCTATCTTCTTACCAGTCGAAGACTTTATAATGACAAAAGGATCAGGCAAACTACCATACGATAGAGAATTAGTATGGCAAGAAACTGAATCCAAATATTCAGATCGTATAAAAGCGCAACGAATCATTAAAGGTTACGGCAAACAATCAGACAAGGAGATGGTTAAGTAATGGCAAAAACGCCACAATTAAAAGATCTGACAGGGGAAGAAAGAGATCTAGTCATTGAAGCAATCCAAGATTTAAATGGCAAAAACCGTGGAGTATATGATTCTCTTCCTCAAAATCTCCAAACATTTGTTTCTTCTCCAGAACTACAAAAAGCAGCACATGCTTTACAAGGAAATGATCTGGACACAGCAGCTGGAAGAGAAGCAGCAACCGCAGAAAATAAGTACGGAGGAACAATTGAGGTAACATTTTCTCCACAAAATGCTGGTGTCACCGCAAAAAGTGCTGCATTGAGATATCCTAGAGACTACGCAATCACTGATGATACAGACTATGTAACTTTTAGTTTTTATGATTACAAACCTCCATTCCAAGCAAAAGCTAGTGGCAATGCTGGTGATGGTGGAAATCTAGGAGCAACCTATGCACAATACAATGCATCAGTTACACTAGGTACTGATGGAGGACTGAAAAAAGCAGACGGATATAATAATATTGTTTTGTATATGCCAGAAGATATCCAAGGGCAGTACGGAGCAAAGTGGGGCGGCGCTGGGTTCGGTGCTGTCTTCCAAGAGGTAGCTAAAGCAGTTGCTAGTGGTGGTGCTCCAGACCTAAACGCTGCTGCCGAAAAAGCGTTTGGAGCAATTAAAATCCAAGGTTATAAGACAGCAGTAGAGGCATTAAACAAAGGATTAAATGCAAGCGTCAATGTAAACCAGTTGATGTCTGGTGTTAGCGGAACCATCATCAACCCAAACGTTGAGATGATGTATGAATCTCCAGAGTTAAGAACATTCAACATGAAGTTCAAGATGCAAGCAAGGAGTTCTGCTGAAGCAAAAGACATTAAGAAAATTTGCAACACATTCAAGAAAGCAATGCTTCCTACATACGGAGGAGATACATTCGCTGGTCTTGTAGAAAACAGTGGTGTTCTATTGACTGTTCCAAAAGTTTGTCAAGTGAATTTTATGACTGCGAGCAGTCTTAATAGCTTTGTGCCACAATACAAAGCATGTGCTATCACCGCAGTCAATATAAATTATACTCCCGATGGTGCATGGGCAACATATGAAGGAGGAACGCCAGTCGCTACCGAGTTATCAGTTCAATTCAAAGAACTCAAACTCATCTTTGCTAACGAAGTTGCTATCGATTCTGAAAAAGGAACATTCTAATGTACTTCAAATTACTACCAGACATCAACTACGATGTCAAACCAGTTAACTACCCATTCACTTCTTCTGACTTTGTGATTGCAAAGAACTTCTTCAGAAGATTTGAATTAGATCCTGATGTATATCAGTATGCCCTATACTATAATAAGTATGCGGTGGAAGAAGGAGAACGAATTGACCAAGTATCAAGAAGAGCATACGGAAGATCCGACTACGATTGGATCATCGTTCTTGTCAACAAGCTAATCAATCCAACATTTGACTGGCCACTATCAGAAAATGCTTTAAGAAAGTATTGCGAGGGTAAGTATGGTGATCCTTACTCTGAAATTTTATACTATGAGACGGACGAACTTAAGTCTGCACAAACATTAAAAGGTGATCTATCTCTCAAAAATCTTCCTGTTGTTGTGCAAGAAGCAGGTAAAAGAGTTTCTGAAAAGTTCTATAATAGTTCCTTTACTTACTGGAATGGAACACAAACAGAAACAGTTTTAGGTTCTTCTATCTCACATGCAGTCACAGCATTTGAACACGAAGTAAAAGAGAACGAAAGTAAAAGAGAAATCTATCTACTAAAAAAAGGATACATTTCATCAATAATCAAAGAGTTCAGGAAGAAGAACAACTATCTTAAGTCTTCCGACTTCGTTAATTCAAGGCTTAAAAAAACGGGGGTGTGACCCCCCGTTAATCTTATCATTCTTCAGCGAGTCGCTGGAAGTAGGACAGTGCATCGTCGTCGTCGGTCTCATTGGTAGAGACGCTAGGTGCGGACGGGGTGATGTCAGGAGCATTGAATCCACCAACAGGGGTGGGTTCTTCTTCCTCTTCGTACTGCACCTGTTGTGCAGGACGAGACATACCCAACACAGCATTCATACGGCTCTCGATCTCTTCATAAGATTTGAATTGATCGGCAGTAGTGAATGCTTCCAGACTGTATGCTTGCTTCCAGAGTTGTTCCATCTCGTCATCGTCAGCACTCAATGCAGAAGGTGCTGCGAACTCGGAAGCATCGTAGTTCCAATAACCACCGATGGTGCGGATCTTCAGTTTGAAGTTGGCACCTTCCCACAGGTCAAAAGGATTGACAGGGGTCTCGTCATCGAACTCGGGTTGCATTGCAGCAAGAACTTTGTCGTGAATCTTCTTGCCGTACTTGTACAGGAACACCTTTCCTTCGTTCTCTGGGTTAGCAGAATCCTTAACGACATAGATGTTGCTGTAGTAGGAGAGTTTACGCTTACGTTGGCGAGCGATCTCCTTGTCGCTCTCGACACCGCTGTTCCACAGTTTGTTGTTTGCGGCACAGACAGGGCACTGATCACCTTTAGTGGTGGGACAGTTGTCGATCAACCAACCACCAGGACCTTGGAAGGCGTGGTTGTAGAGCTTTGCCCAGGGGAGAGATTCGTTCTCGGGAGCTGGCAGGAAACGGATGACTGCGTAACCGTTGCCAGAAGCGTCAAGTGCGGGCTTCCAGAGTCGTTCGTCGCCGCTGCTGTTTGCATTGGTGGACTTCTGAAGTTCCTTCTGGAGGAAATCAAAGTTGCTCTGGGACTTGCGCTTAAGTTCTGCGAAATTAGACATGTTGGATGTTTAGGATGTGGCTTTAGTGACCCCTGTCACTCTGACATTATATCACAGGCAGAAGGTAGGGTCAAGACCCTTCTGCCAGTAGTGTTTCCCTCATGACCTTGATCTTATCGACCAGATCATCGAACACTACACCAGCGTCCTCGTTTTCGGACGCCCCGAACATGACAGCAGATTTTCTAATGCTGTCTGCCATGTCAGTTGCCTCGGGATCATCGGACAACTTCAGTCTAGTATAAAAGACTTTCTGTTTCTCGATCATCTCCTGTAACACATCGAAATATTCTAGTTTTCTCTCGGGAGACAGTGCAGGAAATGTCATCGCTGCTTTCATGCAATACTCTTGCATCTTGGCAAGTTCTTGTAGGTCACCTCGGACCATCTCGGATTGAAAGAAATCACTCATACCAAAAGTAGTTTTGCTCGACTAGTTTTCTTAATATAGTTTAGTTTCTGTGCATCGTACTTAAGTTTTTCCTTAAGTGGTTTGCTAATAAGTTTGGGGACCGATTCGATCTCAATCTCGTGGGTTTCACAGTAAAAAACGATTGCATCAATGTAGTTCATTGAGTTATCAAAGGCAATCTTCTCAACTTCCTGCGAAAATCTCGCAGTTGTCATAAATTTATCCTCCAGTTTGTCTAGCATATTTGTCCTGGTATTCTCGGATGTATTCTTGTAACCTAATAAGATATTCTTTTTTAGGAGGCATCACTTTCACTTGAGTGTCACCATTTTCACAAGCAACAATCGTGACCAATTTCTTTACCGACAAACCATATACTTCCTGTAGCATACATGCGTAGCCACATTCTTGTACAAAATAGTCGTAAAGATATTGCTCCCGCTTTGGTGCTTCTGCTGTCTTGAAATCAATGATGGCAAGTTCTCCTTCATACTCTGCAATGCAGTCCACACGTCCTGCAATTTGTAAATAGTCAGAGTATAATGCTGCCTCTTGTAGGTATACCCTATTTATACGTTCAAGAATTTCACGAGAAGAATGAAACATGCACCAGGGCAAAGGCATGTCCTTATACTTTGTAGTATCAAGTTCGTTATTGATGAAGTCTTCAACTAGTTTATGGTATCTTGTACCACGACCAGAAGCACGAGTAGATTTTGCTTGCGCTTTGTCTTTACCTATCCGTGCTCTCCACTTGGCAAGACCCGCTTGCTTCTTTGCATTGTTACTAATCACAGTGGTGATCGATGGATACTTACCACCAGTAGGAGTGACATAGTATCTCTTACCGTCGATGGTTTCAGTTACCATCTCAACTGGTGTTAGATCACCAACATGATTAAAAATATGCATTACAGACCCAAGTTAATTTTACTAATGAGATAGGATTTGACTAGACCAGAACGAACGATGTCTTCGATGTCGTATTCAATGAGAGAGAACTCATTCATGTCCTGAAGAATACGTTGGAAATCAATGATACCTGTACGCTCATTACCTTTCTGTAGGTCAGACTGACGAGCATCGCCACAGAAAATAATCTTACTATCTTGACCAACACGAGTCATGATTGAATCAAGTTCATGGAAGTTCAGGTTCTGACACTCATCAACAATGATAATACTATTGTCAAGAGTAGAACCTCGTAGGAAAGATGTAGACCAGAACGATACAGTTTCTTGATGCTTGAGGTTTTCATACAGCATTTCAAAGCTGTTGTCATCAGGCATCTCGAACATGTATTTCACCATGTTCTTGTAAGGAATTTGATACAGAGATGCTTTATCTTCATGGGTTCCTGGTAGAAACCCAATCTCCCTCGTTGCGACCAGCGATCTAACGATATAAACTTTATCATAAGGAGAGTCCTCGTCTAACACATCACGGAGAGCAAGGTACAACGCAACAAATGTTTTACCTGTACCAGCACAACCATAGGCATAGAGATTTTGTCCTTTGCCATACTCATCAAACATAACCTTTTGGTTATCTGTAAGAGGTTCGATTGGGAGAAGATAAGAAGAATTAATTGGTTTCTTCTTTTTCATTTGTTTTGCAGACATACCATTGATGTCAGGTTGATTACGCTTTCTTGCTCTAGGCATAGTTTACCACTCGATAGTTGAATTACGGATCTTGGATGCTCGGGTCATGATATCGTTCCATCCAGGATGAGTCTTACTCATCTTGTTTTTCCAATGACCGACCTCACCGACGCCAGCTGCGCCTGCTTGCCAGTCTTTATCCCACTCGGGATTTTCTTCCCGCCATTTTGTATACTCGGGCATGGTCATGGAGAGTTCTTTCTTCTCTCCAGTCTCCTTATTAATAACTGGGTACGTCGGCATTTTCTTTTTCCTTTTTGTTGAATCCAAATGGTCCTGTAAGTTTCTCCTCTAATGCCACCTTCAAAGCAATCCCACCAATTGCTTCCATGACTTTGAGAATATCTTCTGGTCTTGCATCTGAACCAAGTTCAGTAGCAACGTAACGATACTTCGGCCAGAAGTTCTCTCCTGCCTTTTCATAATCTTCAAGTGTAAGTAATTTCATAACCATTCAAGTGCTTCAGATACTGTAGGGAATTGTTCAATAAAGATTTTACGTGCGCCTTCCGCAATGTCCATGTGTTCTTTCTGTGTACCATGTGCCGAGCGAAGATCGATGTAATGGATCCATGACCTACATGATCCTGTCATGTAGATTTTTGTGGGCACGGCGAGTGGAAGTACAAAACGAGCACACTCCTTTGCGATTGATGCGTCAAGCATTTGCTTGTAGAGTTTCATACCCTCTTCAAAATGCTTTTGCATTTTGATTTGGAACTCTTGACGGACAAACGGGTCAATATCATCAATAGAATTCTGACGATTCTTGGTGTCTTG